ATCGTAGAGATCGCTGTGATTGTCTGGGTTGTATTTGCCATTGCTTTTGCCGTGGCTTTTTATTGAGAGAACGAAATGAGTGAAACAACGATTGAAGAACGCGAAGTGATGGAACTTGAGCCAGTCGCACGCCCAGCCCAGCCGCTGGCAGTGCAGCAAACAGGCGCACTCGCAGCAAACTCCCCCGCCGCGATGATGATGGCTGCGATGGCACAGGGCGCAAGCCTGGAGCAGATCGAAAAGATGATGGATCTGCAAGAACGCTTCGAGCGCCGCGAGTCCGAGAAGGCTTACAACGCGGCGTTTGCAGCATTCAAGTCCGAGGCCGTGCGCATCCTCAAGGCCCGCACCGTGACGGATGGGCCATTGAAAGGCAAGAGCTACGCAGAGCTGCATAACGTGGTGGACGCTGTGACCCCGGCCCTTTCGCGGCATGGGCTCAGTGCCTCATGGAAGCTGAGCCGCGATGAAAAGGATTGGCTGGAAGTCACCTGCACCCTGAAACATACCAGCGGCCACAGCGAGACTGTCAGCATGGGCGGGCCACCTGACGCGGGGGGCGCAAAGAACGCGCTGCAAGCCCGGGCCAGCACAAAGAGCTACCTGGAGCGCTACACGCTCAAAGCGATCTGCGGCGTAGCAGAAGGCGGCGATGACACGGACAGCAACCCGCCAGATGCATCCGTTCCGCTGGGGTTGCTGGCAGCGGCTCGGGATGCAGCTATGGGCGGATGGGGCGCGCTGAGTAAGCACATCAAAGAACTCACCCCGGCTGACCGCACCCTGCTGGAGCCCGCAAGCCACGAGCTCAAAAAGGCCGCGAAGGCCGCAGATGCACAGAAAGGCGCGCAATGATCCACCACACGCACGAACAGGGCAGCGAGGCCTGGCTGGCCGTCCGCAAGGGCTGCATTACGGGCTCTCGCTTCAAAGATGCCCGCGACAAGCTCAAGGGCGGGCAGCCGTCAAAGGCCTGTATCAGCTACGCGATGGACGTGGCCCGCGAACGACTGGGCGGCGATGCCCCGGCGAAATTCCAAAACGCAGCCATGCGCATGGGTTCAGAGCAGGAAGAAGTAGCCCGCCGGATGTACGAAAGCCGCACCGGGAACCTGGTCGAAGAAGTTGGATTCTTCACGACAGAAGACACCTGTTTCGGGCTCAGTCCAGACGGCCTGATTGACAACGACGGCGTTCTCGAAATCAAAACCATGGTGGGCAGTGAAACGCTGTTCACCGCCGTGGCAAACGGTGACGTTTCCGCCTACATGGATCAGTGCCTTGGCTACCTCTGGCTGCTGGGGCGGCAGTGGGTTGACCTGGTGCTGTGGGCACCGGATTTTGGGCACATGGTGATTCACCGCATCACCCGCGACGAAGACGCCATCGAGGCGCTGGAAGCCGACCTGCTGGCGTTTGCCAAGCTGGTTCAAACCTACGAGGACACGCTGCGCACCGCGCTGGCATCCAACGACGACCAGGCCAAACAGGCCGCGTAACCCCAACCCCTGCCGCGTTGGGCGGCGGGAATTTTGAAAGGCCATCATGGCATCAGTAAACAAAGTCATCATCGTCGGCAACCTCGGCCGTGACCCTGAATCCCGCACCTTCCCCAGCGGCGACCAGGTGTGTAACGTCACCATCGCCACCACCGACAAGTGGAAGGACAAACAGTCCGGCGAAATGAAAGAGGCCACGGAATGGCACCGCGTCACGTTTAATGGTCGGCTGGCCGAAATCGCCGCACAGTACCTGCGCAAAGGCTCGCAGGTGTACGTGGAAGGCAGCCTGCGCACCCGCAAGTGGACGGACAAGGACGGTGTTGAAAAGTACAGCACCGACATCCGCGCCGACAGCATGCAGATGCTGGGCAGCAAGCAAGGCAATACGGCAGATGAAGGCGGGCAAATCAGCAAAATGGTTTCCGAGCGACAGCGCCAAGCCCCAGCGCCTGCACCGCGCGCGTCTTCTGGCTTTGACGACATGGATGACGACATCCCATTCCGCGACCCCCTCGCCTACCGTGGCGCGCACCTGGTGCTGTAAATGCGGCGCGATGAATGGCAGCAGCGCCGCACCGAGTTCGTTGCACGCGGGCAAGACCTGCCCCAGTCGAAGCTGCTGAATCTGGACGTAATCAGCATCCGGTCGGCACGCCGCCAGCGGTTGGCACTGCTGGCTCACATCAAAGCAAATCTCAGCAATGAGGCTTTGGCAAGGCAATACGGCGTGCACGTTCGGACGATAGAAAAAGCGCTATCGAATGAATCTTGGTGCCACTTGCCGTAATCCCCCACCCCGCCCATAGAGGCGGGTTGCTTTTATGTGTAGCCATGAACTACTACAACGAATTCGACAAGAAGGCGGCTGCATGGCTTGAGGAATTTCCCGAGACAACCCCATTGGAGCTGACATGACCCCCGAAGCCCCCGAACGAATCCACGGCTGGCAGCACACCCAAATGTCCGTTGCCCGGCACTACGGCGGGCTGCGGTACATGGGCCATGAATACACCATTGCCTACGCAGAACCCGGCACGCCGCTGGTGCGCTGGGATGTGATGAAGGCCGAGGCGAAGGCGAAGAAGCTGGTCGCGAAAGATGCGGCTCAGGCGAATGCAAACACACAAACGGAGTTGATATGACTGATACGAACAAAGAGCGAGCAGAGTTTGAGGCGTGGTACGCAAGCACAGACGTCGCACCTGCAGAGCCTGACCACATCTATGAATTTGATGAGAACGGCATGAACGATCTGACCAAGGGCTGTATATGGCTCGGATGGCAAGCCCGCGCAGCAAAGGCCCCTGCTGCGCCGACTGGCTGGTATGCACTTGCTGCTGATGGCATGGCTACGCTGTGTGTAGACCGTGACGACGCAGAGAAAACGGCAGCAGAAAGCGAAAAGGAATGGCCCAACTGCGGGCCATTCCGCGCCGTGCAGCTCTACACCGCCCCACCGGCTCCCACAGAACAGTGGCGTGGCATTGAGACTGCGCCGCGTGATAACACCCGGTTTCTTGCATATCGTCCGCTGGCACACCTGACCCATGACCCCCAAATAACGGCGGTACATGGCAGGACATCGGATCAAGGTTGCTGGGATGAAACCGTGCCGAGCGGATATGACGCCACCAACTTTACAAGTGGGCATTGCAAGGCAACACACTGGATGCCCATCCCCACCCCGCCCCAGGGCGCAGCCAAGGAGGAATGATGACCACTGAAAGTACCTCAATTTCCATGTGTCTGAGCGTGCGCGGCGGCATCAGGATGCTGCAAGCGAAGCGAATCAACGCCAAGACCTACATGACCGATGACAAGGGCCAGCCGCTCTCCCGCGACGAGGCCATCAATGCCCTGATGGATGAGCTGGCGCAGGGCCGCGAAGTCATCCCCATGAGTTCCCACTGCGGGAACCCATGCGCCTATGCATCGTGCAAAGGCTTTGACTACTCCCAAGGTGGCGGCTGTGGCGGCCATGTCACCGGGGAACAACCGAACACCGAGGTAAAAGTATGACCACCCCAAACACCACCGCCAGCGGTGCGGCTGACCTTACTCCTGAGATCGAATACGACTGCCTTGTTGCGTGGAGTCGCAGCGAGTTTGGTGCCAACCAACACGACACCGTACATCCCATGTACCTGACCGCGTTCAAGTCGGGGTACAAGGCAGCTCTTGCGGCATCCCCAAACACCACCGCCAGCGGTGCGGCTGACGACTCGCTTCTGCTGTGTGCGTTAGACTTGCATCACAGCGCAATTTATGACAACCCTCACGAGATGGTGGACTGTGTCCGCGCCGTGGCGGATCGGATCACGGCTCTTGCGGCATCCGCACCAGCGCCCCAGCCTGCTGCCCCGCAAGGGGATGGCGTTCCGACGTGGCAGGCAGCGCAAGACCCGATGCTTGAGTGCAGCATTCAGCCTCGCCCCCTTAGCCACCCGCTTACCGCATATCACTCGGCCATGTCTAAAGGGCCACTGCACTACACATGGCAAGACAAGCCGCACAGACTTGTCTATGACTTGATTGCAGCGGTAAAGCATTACGCAAACCAAGCCGGACAGGCATCGCCCGCCCCTGTACCTGTACCTGTACCTAGTGGGCTGCGCGTGGAGCGCGGGTTCCGCTGGGATGATAAAGCGCTTCACCACATCCCGAATCTGCTGGTGGAGTTCGAGCCTGTCCCCGCACTTTCGCCAAACGACATGAAAGGCTGGAAAGACCGAGACGCGATAGCCGCCATGCTCACCACACCCCG